GATCCGAATGAGATGGAGTTCATGCACACGCGGAATGCGCTTCATCGCCTTCTCGGCGAGGCAACGGAACGTGCAGACGTTGAGGAGGGGCAGGCGCGAATTGACTTCGAGCCGACGCCGCACGACGATGTGGTGGAGCCGCTGATGCTGTCGGCGGGCGCAGAACCGGTGCCGCCGCCGCTCGCCATCGAAGCCAGCCCGGATGAACCGGAGCGGCGTACGCCGCTGCGCGAGGATCCGGTCGGGCGTCGAGTCAAGGGCGGAAAAGTCGAACGAACGCCGGAGTGGGTGAAATAGTCGATGGTCCGTACTGTCAAAATGGCAGAGGATGGCAGGGTGGCACGTCGCACACGGCGGGAAGTCGCCGCGTATTTTCGGGCCTGTGGCGAATCGGCCGAGAAGGCGGCGAAACAAGCGGGCTGTTCTCCGCGCCAGCTTTACCGCTGGGAGCGTAACGGTGATCCGGTCTTCCGGGAGGCATTTGAAAAAGCTGCCTGGGCGATCCGGCATGAGGCGTGGGGGCGTGCCTGGAAACGGCTGTGCGATGGTCTTGAGTCGCGCAACGAGAGCGTGGCGATCCGTGCAGCGTCAAAAATCGTGGACAGTATCGACCGCGATACACCGACGAAGCTCGAGCACAGCACCGCCGAGGACGCGCCGCTCGGGGTCGTGATCTACCTGCCGGAGCCGACGCCGCTCGAGGAGGATGACAGCAATGGGCATTGACGTAGATTGGGCTGCGAAAGCGACTGACAAGTGGGTGGCGGGAGAGCGTGCCGATATGACGTTTCTCGGTGCCTCGACGTGTTGTGGCGTCATGTTGGCAGGTGAACTGTTATTGGCTGCGCATCGTCTGACGTACTTGAGAGCGCACGGTGCGAACGAAGGCGCTTTGGACGTTGCGTGGGGCGCGTATCTGCAGGCCAGTCGTGGTTATGGATGGGGTCTCCTCAACGGCGAATGCAAAGTCGGGCAGGCAACCGTGGATTTTGTAGCGTGGGTGCCCTTTCCCGACGAGGAGAAAACCTCCGATGGCGCGGAGAGCGTGGGAGCGGACTTGGCCACCGAGCCGGAGGTGGTGAAAAGCGGGACGTGTGGAAAACGACACGAAAACATGGAGGCCGAATCCGGGACCGCAGACGGCGTTCCTGGCGTCGGGGGCTGATGAAGTCCTATACGGCGGTGCGGCCGGCGGTGGGAAGTCCCTCGCGCTCTTGCTGTGGGCGACGCGCGAGATCGCGAATCCTGCGTACCGGTGCCTCCTCTTGCGACGGACATACCCGGAGCTTGTCATGTCCTTGATCGACGAGTCTAAGCGCATCTACCCGTACATCCGTGGTGCCGCCGGCAGTTACAACGAGAGTCGGCATACGTGGACGTTTCCATCGGGTGCGCAGATCATGTTCGGTTCCTGTGAGCATGAGGGGTCGGTGATGCGTTACCAGTCGGCGCAGTTTGCGCAGATCGGCATCGATCAGGTGGAGTCGTTTACGCCTACTCAGTACACCTATCTGCTTTCGCGTCTGCGCAACGTCGCCGGGATCCCCAACCAGATTCGTGTGACGGCGAATCCGGGAGGTCCTGGCGGCGCGTGGGTCAAACGCCGCTGGATCGATCCGCTATTGCCGTGGCAGGTAAGATGGTTTCTCGGCGAGACGCCGGTGGGGCGCCACACGCCGAGGGCGATGAGCCGGCAGTACATTCCGGCGCGGGTGACGGACAACCCGCATCTGATGGAGCGCGACCCCGGCTACATCGCCCGCCTGATGGCGCTCCCGGACCGCGAGCGGCTGCAACTCCTCGATGGGCGATGGGACATCGGTTATGAGGGGCTGGTCTATGACAACTTCGACTCGACGGTGCACATGGTCGACCCGTTCCTGATCCCCAAGGAATGGCGACGGTTCCGCTCGATCGACTTCGGTTACAACAACCCGTTCTGCTGCCAGTGGTGGGCGTTCTCGCCCGATGACGTGCTGTACCTCTACCGCGAAATCTATGAGCCGGAGCGGCTCGTCTCGGAGCTCGGACCGCAGATCGTCGAGCTGAGCCGAGGTGAGCGTATCCTCGGCACGGTTGCCGACCATGATGCCGAGAACCGCGCCGAGCTCAACAAGTGCCGCGTGCCGACGGCGCCGGCGGAGAAAACCATCCAGGACGGGATCCAGGAGGTTCGCAAGCGACTTCAGCCGGGTGGCAACGGCAAGGCGCGGCTGTACTTGATGCGCGGCTGCACGGTGGCTTGGCGCGGCATCAAGACGCTCTACCCGCCGGAGTACCCGACGTCGACCGTTGAGGAGTTCGGCCTGTACCGCTGGCCGACGAGCCGGGAGAACCGCGCCGAGGACGAGGAGCCGGTCGACCAGCACAATCACGGCATGGACGCGATGCGGTACATGGCGATGGCGGTGCGTCCTTGGCCCGGAACGCGATCCCGATCCGCGGAGGGGGTGTGACATGGCCTGGCCAACGACTGTATTCTGGTGCGTCGTCATTGTGAGCCTTTCGGCGATCCTATGCGTCGCGATGGCGACCGGATCGAGGCGGCGATGATTGATGCGACCATGCGCGACGTTGGCCGGACGGTCCTCTGGCGCGGCGGCCCGCCGGATCATCATCGGCTGTTTGCGGTTCTCGTTGGCATAGACGGCGACACAATCCTGGTGCGATGGAATAATGGCACTCGGTCGTACGTGACGGCGGAGACGCTCTCATGGGCCGAGGATGACGAGGTTCGGGCATGAATCGTGTCGCGGTGTTCGTCTATCAGCACCAATGGGCGGCTTGTTCGGAGGCCGAGATCAACGCGTCCGTGCGCCGCGTCCTCGGTACGCTGTACGAGGTCATCATCCCGAACCCGGCGACGGCGCCCGAGCCACCCTATGATCTCTGGGCCGTGTTCCCCTACACCGCGCCGCACGAGACGCCGTTGCGGGACATGCTTGACGCGGCCGATGCGGCGGTCGCGATCGACATCAACGACACCTATCCTGGCGTCGATTTCTACCTCACGACCGTCGATCCTCGCATCGTCTCGAATCCGCCGGTGCGGAACTTGCTGAACTGTTGGGGCGTCGCCTGGCATGGCTATCCGACGTCGCCGCAGTTGCCCTACATTCATGCGTGCTCCGACGCGGTCGAGCCGTGGACACCGTTCCCGCGCCGGCACGTTGTTTGGAACGTCCAGCACTGGTACCTTTGCCCGGAGCAGCACGTCGAGGCGGAGAAGTGCATCGACGCGCTGCGTGAGTGCGGTATCGAGCGCATCTGGCTCACCCGGACCGATCGTGGCGGGGTTCCGCAGACGCTGCATGACCGGACGGAGGGGATGGTCGGCGACGAAGTACCCGCCGGGGAGCGTGGAATCAGCCTGCGCATGGTGCAGTGGCCGCAGTCCGAGGAGATGTACTTGGCGATGATGCTGACGGCGTTCGCGTACGTCATCAGCGTCCCGTCGATGCACCTGATCTCGACCGAGCAGACCCTGGCGCGTGGTATCCCGGTCGTCGGGGCGCGATGTCACCGGTTCGGGGAGATGTTCACGGCACCGGAGGAACTGATTGAATACCGAGATCACCCGGAGTTGTACGAGACGCGCAGGCAAGCGGCTCGGTTGCTGTTCTCGGACGAGATGGCCGCGGGCATGTTCGTCGCAGCGATCGAACAGGCGCGGGCGTTGCGGGCACGGAGACGATGATGGCGGCAGTTTGCAAGGCGCCCTTCCCGTACTTCGGAGGCAAGTCTCGGCCCGCGCCGTTGGTATGGTCCCGCTTCGGCGACGTGCGGAACTACGTCGAGCCGTTCTTCGGCAGCGGTGCGATTCTCTTGGCACGACCTACGCCGTTTGAAGGCGCCGAGACGGTCAACGATCTTGATGGGCTGCTCTGCAATTTCTGGCGTGCGCTTCAGGCAGCACCGCAGGAAGTCGCCGCGTGGGCCGACTGGCCGGTTTCTGAGCTCGATCTGTACGCCAGGCAGAAACGTCTGATCGAGTGGAAACTGCCGCTGACGGAGCGGCTCCGGGTCGACGAGACCTACTTCGACGCCAAAGCGGCCGGCTGGTGGGTATGGGGCATCTGTCAGTGGATTGGTGGGGGTTGGTGTGGGAGTTGTACAGTAGCTAAGAAGCGGCCATATCTTCGCAGCGGCGGATGTGGTGTTCTGTCCGAGCGGGTCGATGGGCGGCGATTGCATCTTGGCCGCCCATATGCTGTTCATGCCTCGCCGAAACGGAAGAGATCGTTTCTTAGCAGTGGCGGCATGGGCACGCATCGCATCTCGTCGCGTGACAGCCTTGGCAGCTGCTTCGAGGCGTTTGCTGCACGCCTACGTTATGTCCGTGTCTGTTGCGGCGACTGGTCGCGCGTCTGCGGACCGACGCCGACGTACTTCCATTCAGGCATCACGGGCGTGTTTCTCGATCCGCCGTACGCCGTTGAGGCCGGGCGAGCGCCGAACCTCTATAATGAAGACGCTCCTGGCCTGAGCGCCGATGTCCGCCAGTGGGCAATCGAAGCCGGTAAACATCCCGATATGCGCGTGGCTCTCTGCGGGTACGAAGGCGAGCATGAGATGCCGGCCGACTGGGATTGCGTCGCGTGGCACGCGGCGGGCGGCTATTCGCGGCTTGGCAGCGGGTTAGGGCGTGAGAACAGGCACCGGGAGCGCATCTGGTTCAGCCCAGCGTGTGTTCGTGGGCAACCGAAGTTGTTCTGAGATAGGGAGTGGACGATGCCAACGACGAAAGAGGCAGTTGATCGACGTGCAACGGCGTGGCGGGAACGGCAACCGATCTATGAGTTTCTGACGCACGCCTACGAGGGCGGCGAGGCGTACCGGAAAACGAACCTGTTTCGGTTCTCGCCGCGTGAGACGGAAGCGGACTACAAGCGCCGGATCGCGCAGGCCGTCTATCCGAATCTCGTCCGGCCGACGCTGAGCATCTACCGAGATCACGTCTTCAAGCGCGGCGAGGCGGTGCGTCGTGACGTCGACGACGCGGCGTGGCAGGCGTTCTCGGAGGACTGCGATCTTGGCGGTCACGATCTCAACGCGTTCTGGTCCGACGTCGCCGTCAAAGAGCTTCTGTACGGCTGGATGGGCGTTCTCGTCGACGAGCCCGCGCTGCCGCAGCTCGATCGGCCTCTGACGCAGGCAGATGTCAACGCGGGCGTCACACGGCCATATTTGGTCGCCGTGCGTCCATGCGACATCGCCGACTGGTCGCTCGACGAGTATGGGCGGCTTAACTGGGTCCACATCCTCTGCCCGTACGTGGACAACACCGATCCGATGGCCGCGCCGACGAAGGGCGTTCATCATCGGTTCTATGGCCGCACCGAGTGGGCTGTGTACGATGACGACGGGAATCCGGTGTCGGCTGGGACGAACCCGCTGGGCTATGTGCCGTTCATCGTCGTGCGGTATACGGCCTCGATGTGCGATCCATTTATCGGCACGTCTTTTCTGGAGGACTACGCGATCCTCAATCGGGCGGTGATGAACTCGATCAGCCTCCGCAACGATTTCCTCGCCAAGAACTCCCTCCAGATTCTGACCTTGCAGCTCACGCCGTCGTTCGGCGACACGGGCGCCGACACGGAGCTCGTCGTGCGGAACCTGCTCGAGTACGCTGGGGAGCATGCGCCGCAGTTCGTCGGTCCTGATGTCTCGGGCGCGGAGTGGATGTTTCGCCACGTTGAGGACTTGCTGTCATGGATGCGCATGATGGCGATGCTCCAGGACGTCGACGTCTCGGTACAGACCGCGGAGTCGGGCGTTGCGAAGCAGGTCGACTTCGAGCAGACCAACGCGGCGCTCGCCGCCTTCGCGGACGGCTTGGAAGCCGCCGAGATCGAGACGACGAAGCTCTGGTTCCAGTGGCAGGGCCGCGAGTGGCTCGACTCGTACGAGATTGACTACCCGGACTCGTTCAACGTGCGGAGCCTCGAGGCCGACTTGGGGTCGGCGCTGACGACCCGAGAGGTGTACGGCGACCTATCACCGACGGTCGTGGCGGAGGTGCTCGGGGCGGTCGCGGATCGACTGCTCGATCATCCCGACCTGGCGGTGGCCACACAGATCGAGAATGAACTGACGACCAACGCGGGATCCCTCACGGCCGAGGCGGTCGATCGTGGTCGGATGGCGGCCGAAGCGATGCCGCCGGCGGATGAGGACATGGGGATGGCAGTGTAGTGACCGATCAAGAGGCAATAGCGTGGGTGGTTGCCCATCGCGGTACGATCGTGTGTACTACGCCAGGCCAATACAAAGTCACGATCGAATCGGCATGGCGGAATCATCAGCCGTGGGGATATCAGGCCGGGACGGCGAGCGCGCAAAGTCTCCAGGATGCGATCGCCGAACTCGAGCGCCGATGGGCGCAACGCGAGCAGGATGATGTGTTATGGGCGCAGCTGCGGGCGTTTACAGTGCCGCGAAACTTCGCCGGTGTGGTGTGGCGGAATGGGCCGGGGGACCAGTATCACCTCATGGGCGATTTCGGATGGCCGCCTGAGCATAGGCATGTGAGTGCATCAGGGGCCACCATAGACGAATTGATCGACGTATTGCGTCAACACCTGGAATGATGGTATGCCAGTCGCGGGTTTGAATGAGTATCAGGTATCGCTCATGGCGGCGCGTCGCCGGGCGTTGCGGCGCTCGACGACGACGATCGAACTGATGCTCTCGGCACTCGACGACGCAGCGAGCTCGATCATGGCGACGCTCGACATCACCGACAAGAAGGCCAGCCGTGCGGTGACGCGTGCGGTGCTTCGGGGCAAGCTCACCCGGATACAGACAACGATGGAGGAGCTCGGCGCAGAGTTCAACGCGCTGATCGTGTCTGGCGTCGAGGAGACGGTGCGCGACGTTGCCCGGACGTACGGGCGGGCGACAACTCGACTCGCCGAGATCAACGGGCGCACGATCCGCGCTTCGTTCGTTCGCATTCCGGCGCAGGTGTTGGAGTCCTATGCTCGACGGCTGGACACCGAGGGACTCAAGATCAGCTCGGAGCTGTGGGCCGAGGAGCAGATGTCGCTCGTGGAACAGCGCATCGGCGCGGCGTTGGCGCGTGGTCAGTCTGCCGGGCGGCTCGCGCAGGAGCTCGAGCAGTGGCTTCGCGACCCGGAGCTCGGCGCGAAAACGAGCATCCACATGGGTCCATCGGTCAACTACAAGGCTCAACGACTCGCTCGGACCGAGATCAACAACGCGTACTGGGAGACGACCGCGTTGAGCGCGCAGGAGTCACCCATCGTCGAGGCGCAGATGTGGCAGCTGAGCGGCCGACATCCGCGATGGGACACGTGTGACCTCTTTGCCTGGCAGGACGGTTACGGCCTCGGGGCCGGCGTCTATCCGAGTGGGCGAGTGCCGATGAAGCCGCACCCGAACTGTCTCTGCTATCTCGTCGACGTCCTCCGGGAGGCACGCGACTGGAATACGCCGAAGCGGCAGTATGGCGCACCGCAGATCGTCTTTGATCGGCAGGCACTCCCGGAGCGGCTGCAAAGGGAAGTCGGACCGACGGTCACGCCCGATGAACTGCAACGGCTCGTCGCCGGTCGTAGCGTCGAGGAGCGCGGGCATCTGACGGCGCGGTATGTTGATACGCAGACGGCGACGTTGGAGAAGCTCACGCAGGCCGCCCACGAGGTGAGGATCGGCGACAGTGGATAACTTGTTGACAACTGCGCAGATCGCGACGACGCTCGGCCGGACGGACAGCCGGGTGCGCCAGCTTATCCGCGGTGAGACCACGATCATGGCACTACCTGCCGATCTCGACACGGTCTGCGGGCAAGGTCGGTACACGACGACCGCTGTGTCATTCACAGCGTGGCTTGGCCTGTGGGTGGACTATCGCGGGCCGTGGCAGCAGGATCGGCTCGAGTTTCGGATTGGGAATTGACGATTTCGGCGACGAGACATTTCCGTTGACCGATGGTATGTCTCGTGGTATCGCAGTACTGAGCCCAGTATGTCCTTGCGGCGGGTGGAGGTCCGGCGACTTGGGGTTGCCGGACCGAATCCCGCAACCAACGCCGACGGGCGGGTTCGTTCATCATACGACGTTGTTGGAACCAACACTGGAAGACTTTCTTCTCGTAGTAGCATCGCTATCGCCATTGTTGACGGCGAGTGGGATAACACCGGCACCAATCTCCAAAACGTTACAAAAGACCTTCGCAGCTGTTTTGTACCTGACTCACCTCTCCATGATTTCTGGCAGTTTGACCTGTCAGGTGCGTGCCCCTGCTGGCTTGCCCGTTGCTTCGCCGCGATCAGCGCGCGGCGGTAGACCTGACCGTCTTTGCCGTAGGGGTAGGCGTAGTGGTCTTTGGTCTCGGGGTT